AACATCTCTATAGATAGAATTAATTCTAAACTTGGTTATACAGAAAATAATGTTAGATTAGTTTGTGTAATTGTTAATATTATGAAACATACTTCATCTGACAATGAACTATTCTATTGGTGTTTAACCATCTTAAACAACAGAAATGCAGGTAAGAAATAATGTCCTTTGGACTTGAGCCCATGCCGGGCGCTCCCACTATTGAGATGCCTAACGGACATAAGTATGCCCTTTCAAGCTGGATTGTTCTCCCGGATCTCGGATTTATTGCTGTTGTTAAGCTGGGCGATCCCGTTCTAGGCACTGCGCTCTGGAACGTTCTCGGTGAGCCGTTCTGTACTTTCTCGTCCGTTGCGCCCGCTGGCTATACCGATGATCGCACTCTTTCGAAGATTATCGAGGCTCGTGGTGGCCCGGTTCCGTTCATGCTCGACTTCATGTCGTTTGCCTCCAAGGCTATCACCAAGGATTGCGGTTTTGCCCCTCAGTGGCTGGCAGAGAATTCCTTGTCCGAGCTGGAGAACGCCATTCGCGTCTGGAAGCTGAACAAGTACACCGTCAATCCTTCTCTCGTCATTGCTGTCCCTAACATTCCCGTTGTATAGAGGTTATAATGGCTATTGATGTTCGTCCCTTTCGACCATTCCTGTCCGGTGGGATTGCCCCGGCGATTTCGGCTACGTCGGCCACCAGTTATGCACTGGTGACTTGGCCTACCAACGCCCCGAGGGACGATCTATCCATCTATGTTTATAACCAGGGTCCTAACATTATTCATTTTGAGCTTGGTTCTGCCGTCAACGACAATGTTGCTACCGTCGGCAAGGCCATGGCTATCCCTCCGGGCGATGTTCGTTTGATCAGCACGGATATTACCAAGACCTACGTCAATGCTATCGCAACGTCAGGTCCCTCCACGACGCAGTTCCTGATTGGGTACGGCGGCGTTTAACAACTTAACTAGGAGATTTTAAAATGGCTGATGCTTTCAGCAATCCTAACAATCGGTTCGTTGTTCAGCCTGCTGAAACGTCGGCCGATACTCTTCAGGTTACTGCGCTTAGCGCTGCTAACATCGTCACGTCTGCTACGTCTGCGGTCTCGTTCACATCGGCCTCGCTGTCGCGTGTGATGCTTAAGGTGACCGTCAATGGTACTGTCTATTACGTGCCCTGTTCGACGGTCGCCTGGTGATTTGATAACAAAATCAATAGGTTATGAAAGACTGGGATAGCACTAAAGGCGCAATTAATAAAAAGCGTAGAAGTTGGCTAGAGAATGAAATGGGAATTACCCCAAGAATTGTTTGTGTCGCTTTGTAAGACAATCTCTTCCACAAATTAGAAAGTTTATAATGCCTATTCTCCTCGACCTCGGCGCCGGTGATAAGCGCGAGCCAGGATGGATTCATGTCGATCAGGTTACTCGTAAGGAAGGCGTTGCAGCCCCTGAAGTTGTAGCAGACATCTCCAAGCCTCTTCCGTTTTCTGATAATTACGCAGATGAAATTCGATCCATTCATGTTGTAGAACATTTCTACAGATGGGAAGTCGAAGACATCTTGAAGGATTGGGTTCGTGTCCTCAAGCCCGGCGGTAAGCTGGCTCTTGAGTGTCCGGACCTTAGTGCTGTCATGTATTTCATGATGACGGCTCCTCATAACCCGCAATTCGGTATCCTGGGTCTTTACGGAGATCCCGGTTTCAAGGAAGTCGCCATGACACACAAGTGGTGCTATACTAGAGGTGAGCTTGCTCACGTCATGACTATAGCGGGGCTTACTGGCATCAGCCACGAGAAGGCTAAGTTTCATTATCCTCAGCGCGACATGCGCCTAGTCGGGACCAAGCCTGATGTCAACTGAACTTACTATTAAAGAGAATGGTTACACGGAACTTCAGAACAAGTTCCTGGACGCGTATTTCGGTGAAGCAAATGGTGACCCTGCCGAAGCAATGAGGCTTGCAGGCTACAAACACAAGCATTGGGCCTATGTTGTTGCAGCGGTTAAAGATGAGATCGCCAAACGGACAGAGGGATATCTGGCTCTTAATTCGTTTCCTGCGGCTAAGAATATTGTTGGGGTTATGGATAACCCGGTCCAAGAAGGGGGAAAGCTTAGGCTCGAAGCTGCTAAGGATATTCTCGATAGGACCGGCATCAGCAAAAAAGGAGACGGTAGCGCCTCGGGGGGTACGAAGATTGGAATCTTTATCCTCCCGGCGAAGGCAGAATTGACTACCTTACCAGTAATTGAGCACGATTAGAGAGTACGTTAAGAAAGAGCCCCGAAAGGCTAAATTTGCCCAGCAGCCGGTGGCTATTGGGTTTAAGAAGTCCGAGACTGATCCCCTGTTGTGGGAGCCTATCCCGGAACAGATTGACCTTATCAACAAGCTCCTTACTCGTATCGCAGACAAAGTTATTTCCGTTCGTGCTGCTGGTATGATCTACGCCCGAGACACGGGCCGTAATATCTCTCTTGCTACTATGAACACTCTGGCTGTCAAGCATGGGTGTGTTAATCCGGTTAAGCGCGTTCGTGTCAAGAAAGAAAACCTTGACGCTGAAATCAAGGCCCAGAACACCAAGCTCTGGAAGATGAAGAAGCGGGCCGAGGCTCTTGGAGATGCCAAGAAGCTACTCAAGCCTGAAGCCCCTAAGATTGTTATCCCTGAAACTATTGCTTCTGCTCCTTCTGAAGTCAAGGATCTGATTGCCGCACAAGATGTCGTATTCGAGCCCAACCCCGGACCTCAGACCGATTTTCTAGCCTCCCCTGAACGTGAAGTGTTCTATGGTGGTGCACGAGGGGGAGGAAAGTCTTTCTCACTTATCGTTGATCCCCTACGCCATTGTGACAAAGCAGCGCACCATGCGCTCATTCTACGTCGAACGATGCCTGAGCTGCGAGACCTGATCAATCATTCTCAGCGACTCTACAAGAAGGCCTTCCCTGGTGCGCAATGGCGTGAGCAGGAGAAGGAATGGAGATTCCCCAGTGGGGCTAGAATCGACTTCGGTTATGCCGAATCTTCAACAGATGCTCTTCGATACCAAGGACAATCTTACACCTATATCGGAGTTGACGAACTTCCACAGTTTCCCACTCCAGATATCTGGAATGATCTCCGAGGCGCCCTACGGTCTGTTGATCCAAGTATCCCCGAGTATATGCGTGCTACAGGAAACCCTGGGAACGTAGGCTCTGCGTGGGTAAAAGAAATGTTCGTAGACCCAGCTCCTCCGAACACGACGTTCTACCATAAGGTCGATCTACCGGACGGTACTGTAAATTATATCTCTCGTAGGTTCATTCCTGCCAAGTTGTCCGATAATCCGTACCTGACTAAGACTAAAGCTTACATGACTATGCTGGCGTCGTTGCCGGAAATTAAGCGTAAGCAGTGGTTGGATGGTTCGTGGGAGGAACAAGATGGATTGGCATTCCCAGATTTCAAACGAGCAATACATGTTGTCGATCCAAGAGATATCAACATCACAACTGGTATGCCTAAATTTAGGGCCGCTGACTTTGGGTTTAGTAGTCCTGCTTGTGTGTTATGGTTTGCAGTAGATTACGACAATAATCTCTATGTCTACCGAGAATACTACGGTAAGGGTCTAGTTGCGGATTTGTTCGCTTACAAGATCAAGGATATGGAACGTGGAGATAACCTTAAATATGGAATTATGGATGCTTCTGTCTGGGCTCGTCGTGGTGATACTGGCCCTAGCATCATTGAAATCATGACTAAATGCGGTCTTATATGGAGACCGTCAGATCGTAGTCCTCATAGTCGAATCACTGGTAAATACGAAATTCATCGTCGGTTGTCTGTTCAACCTGACACTGGCAAGCCTAAAGTTTTTATCTTCAACACTTGTCGTAATCTGATTAAGCAGCTCTCTTCCATTCCTACCGATCCTAATAATCCGGAAGATTGCGATACTAGGCAGGAAGACCATGCCATCGACGCGTTTCGTTACGGTGTCATGTCTCGCCCAATGAACGATAATTCGTTCGAAATTGCATCGGTCCCTAAGCGTCAAGCCCCGGACCCTGTCGACAAATACTTTGGATATTAAGGAGTTTATTATGAAGGCTGATCGTAACGAGAAGTGGGAGACGAATAACCTTATGTCTCAGATGAACGGTTCCATCGCGCATGGTTCGTTCAATAGTTCGGAAGGATCGAAGAAGGGCTCTGGCGCTAGCGTCAATAAGTCGCTTATCGGATCGTACACCAAGGTCAACGTGTCGCCGACGACTGAGGCTGCTAAGAGTGGTACTGGTGCTACCAACGATCTTGCTAAGATTTCTCGCTTGGCGAATGATATGAGCCTGAGCGTCACGTTCAAGAAGTAAGGGTTAGTTTATGAAGACCGACTGGTCTAAGGCAGAAGAGGTCGTCCCAGCCTACAAAGGCAACGGGATGGGTATGGGTACAGCCAGCGACATTGAAATGCGCGTGGCCGATAGCGTACAGACCGAGCCTGAGAGCAAGCCGCTGGAGATTCCTGGCCTAGTGGCCAAGGTAAATTCGCGTTTTGAGCAGATCAAGACCCGTCGACTTGATGATGAACAGCGTTGGATTCGTTCTTACCGTAATTTCCGTGGTAGGTACGGCTCTGATATGGTCTGGCGAGAGCATGAGCGCTCCCGAGTGTTCGTAAAGATCACCAAAACTAAGGTTTTGGCGGCTTACGGACAGCTTATTGACGTTGTTTTCGGTAATAACAACTTCCCGATTGGAGTTGAGCCGTCCCAGTTGCCAGAAGGCGTCTCGGATATGGCGTATATCGATCCGAATGAGGCTCCTGAACAGGCTGAAAAGAGCCTGATGCCGTCTTATGGCTACCCCGGAGACGGTAATGACCTTCCTCCTGGTGCCCGTGGGCATAGTTTGCTCGGCGGCCTGGGGGATAAGCTCAAGAAGATGATGGGTAAGGAGCCCACCAACGTGCATGAAGGCATTGCACCGGACAAGCAGAACATGATTCAGCTTGAACCGGCGCTTATGTCTGCCAAGCGCATGGAAAAGACCATCAAAGACCAGCTTGATGACAGCGATGCTGCCACTCACCTTCGCTACGCTCTCATGGAGAGTTGTATGCTTGGTGCTGGTGCTCTAAAGGGACCGTTTAACTACGAAAAGTCCATCAATAAGTGGGAAGATGTCATGGGGCAGAAGGTCTATGTACCTTACTCCAAGACTGTCCCTCGTCTTGAGTCTGTTAGCATCTGGAATATCTATCCGGACATGGATGCGACGAGCATCGGAGAGGCAGATTGCCTGATTGAGCGCCATGTTATGAGCCGCTCTCAGCTTCGAGACCTTCGTAATCGTCCTCTCTTCAACAAAGCAGCTATCGAAGCTGTTATTGATGAGGGTCCGAACTACATTCCGGAATGGTGGGAGTCGTTCCTAGACGATACGGCGCAGACCAGTATGACTAAGGAGCGTTTCCAGGTCCTGGAGTTCTGGGGCGTCATGGATCGCGATCTTGCCGAAGAGGCTGGCATCGAAATCCCGGATCAATTCACTGATATGAGCGAACTGCAGATCAATGTTTGGATTTGCGGTACGCATATCATCCGTTCTGTGGTCAACCCGTTCACGCCGGCTCGCATTCCCTATCTTATCGTCCCCTACGAGATTAACCCCTACCATATCTTCGGCGTTGGTGTTGCCGAGAACATGGAAGACACGCAGGCCATCCTTAATGGTCACGCCCGTATGGCTATTGACAACCTTGCACTTGCCGGTAACGTCATTCTTGAGGTTGACTCCACGTATATGACTCCGGGTACGGACCTTAAGCTGTACCCTGGTAAGATTTTCGAGCGGCAGTCCGGGCAGCCGGGTAACATGGTCAACGCTATCAAGTTCCCCAACACCGCCCCTGACCATATGCAGCTCTTTGACAGGTTCCGTCAGCTTGCTGATGAGCAGACTGGCATTCCTTCGTATAGTCACGGTCAGACTGGCGTTCAATCTACTACTCGTACTGCTTCTGGTATGTCGATGCTCATGGGTGCCTCCGCACTCAACATCAAGACTGTCGTAAAGAACCTTGACGACTATGTTCTAGGCCCGCTTGGTACTGCATTCTACCACTGGAACATGCAGTTTAATCCTGATCCGCAGATCGTTGGTGATCTGGAGATCAAGGCTCGCGGCATGGCCTCGCTCATGCAGCGTGAGGTTCGCAGCCAACGTCTTCAGATGTTCGCTCAGATGGTTGCCGGCAATCCGATGATTGCTCCGTTGATCAACTGGACTTACTTCCTGCAGCAGGCTGCCGATAGTCTTGAGCTGGATCGCGAGAAGATCATTGCCTCGCCTGAAGATGCTAAGATGTATGCTATGGTTATGAAAGATATGATGGGTAAAAATGGACAAGAAAGTGGTACAGGAGCTTCTCCCGCTGGTCAACAGCCTGGAATGGGAGCGCCTGCAGGTATGGGTCGAGCAGGAGCGCCTTCTGACACTCAAGGAAGTGGAAACGGCACAATCGGAACAGGTTCTGTTCCAATGCCAGGGTCGCCTGGCTTCTCTGCGTCGGCTTGAAGCACTTCGCGAAACCTGTCGCCAATATTCAAGGAATAGCTAATGTACTACGATGAATACGGTCGTTTGAGGATGAATGAGCACCGCAATCCGCGTGTGGTTGCGACTACGTTTGCCGAATGGCAGAATCGTATTAATCCGCAGACCTCTGCTGCCCCGACTAGTGCTGCACCGACCTCGGCTTCTCCCACCAGCGGAGGTACTACCGACGAGTCTCAGGGAGCTGCTGCAGGTGGTGGCTCTGATGGCGGCGATGTGCGCGACAACGAAATTCATAACATGTCGCTCCCTGAATACGACAATATTAGGGACTGGGTGGACGCCGTATCGACTACTCCAAACATCATGGGACCGACCATAGTTGCTGATGCTATTGTGGGTCGTGGTGTTTTCGACCCTACTCAGGACCGTTCGTACACCACTAGAAGTGGTGAACTTATGAATGCTGGGCAGCCTTCGTATGCTGATTTGCGCTCTGATAGCTACGCGGGTGGGGTTGAAAAGGATAGTGGAGCACAACCTGGAGGTACAGGACCTAACTCTGTTGGTGAGGCTAACGCTGAAGCTCGCGGTAAAGACAACAACGATATTACTGGTTCAGATTACGCCGAAGGAGGTCCAGTGTTTAATTCTTCTGAGCAGGTTCCCGGACCTGTTGTGGGTCCTGGCGGTCCTAAGGATGATTCCATCTTCTTCCTT